TTGGTGAGGCAGGTATTGTTAAGTTGGTAGTAAGAGATAAAAAGAATGATACCTCAAATGATTTTTCTATTGTGGTTGGAGAAACTGATAGTGTTTTTACTTTTAACTTTAAAGTAGAGAATATCAAGATTCTTCCTGGTTCCTATGAGGTTGTTATCTCACAAAAACTTTTGTCACGATTTACGAGCACTGATAGAGACTTGAATTATTGGATTGCTTTGGAACCAGATAGTCAGTTGATAGAATTGGAGTAGTCTAGATTAAATTAAAGCAATCTTTGAGTTATTTAAATTATTATGAGAAATGATTTTTTGTGGGTAGAAAAATATGCTCCAAAAACAATTGAAGAGTGTATTTTGCCTGAAAGTATAAAGAAAACATTTCAGGATTTTGTAGATAAAGGAGAAATTTCAAATCTGTTGCTTTCCGGTCCTCCTGGCATTGGAAAGACAACAGTTGCTAAAGCACTATGTTACGAACTTGGAGTAGATTTTTATGTTATTAATGGATCCGACGAGGGTAGATTCCTCGATACTATCAGAAGCAATGCGAAAAACTTTGCTTCGACCGTTTCACTTTCATCAACTGCTAAACACAAAGTCATCATCATTGATGAGGCAGATAACACAACCAGTGATGTTCAACTCCTCTTACGGGCAGCTATTGAGGAATTTAGTGGTAATTGCAGGTTCATCTTTACCTGTAACTACAAAAACAAAATCATCGAACCACTTCACTCTCGATGTGCCGTTGTTGACTTTGGAATCAAATCCAATGATAAACCAAAAATTGCCTCAAAGTTCTTTGAGAGGCTCAAAAAGATCTTGGATCAAGAAAAAGTTGAAGCAGATGATAAAGTTCTTGCCCAACTTGTAAACAAACATTTTCCCGATTTCAGAAGAATTTTGAACGAATGTCAAAGATATTCCGTATCTGGAAAAATTGACTCGGCAATTCTTGCTTCCTTTTCGAATATTAAACTTAATGATCTCGTTAAATGTCTAAAGGAAAAGGACTTTCCGAAAGTTCGTAAATGGGTTGTTTCCAATATTGACAATGATGCCAGCAGTGTTCTTCGTATGGTATATGATGCCTTATATGAACATTTAGATGGTCCCAGTATTGCTGCTTCTGTTCTTATTATTGCTAAGTATCAATATCAAAGTGCCTTTTGTGCCGACCAAGAAATAAATATGCTTGCTTGCTTAACTGAAATAATGTGCGAGTGTTCTTTCAAATAAAGAAAAAATGTCAATTAGTCAAAAACAATTAAAAACTTGTTTAAGATATCCTGGGGGTAAGAGTAGAGCAACTAAAACTCTTGCACCTTGGTATCCAGAAAACTTCAAAGAATATCGTGAACCATTTATTGGTGGGGGTTCTGTTGCTATCTATATTACAAAAAAATATCCGAATGTTGATATTTGGGTGAATGATCTTTATGCTCCACTTTATAATTTTTGGATTCAACTTCGTAATGATGGAGAAAATTTATCCGAGAAATTGAAAGAAATAAAAACTAAGGTGTCTGATTTTCAGACTCAAGATTTAAAAGATAAAGCACATAAAGAATTGTTTGATCGGGTTCTAATAGATATCAATAATCAAGATGGATTAGAAAGAGCAGTAAGTTTTTTTATTCTTAATAAGTGTAGTTTTTCTGGTTTGACTGAGAACAGTACATTTTCACCAACTGCGTCTCGTTCTAATTTTTCTTTTATTGGTATTGAAAAACTTAAAGAATATTCAAAATTGATAAAAGATTGGAAGATTACAAATACCGATTACTCCGAAGTAATGAATGCTGATGGAAATGATGTATTTGTCTTTTTGGATCCTCCATATGATATTAAAGATTTTTTGTATGGAAAAAATCGTGAGATGCATAAATCATTTGATCATGACCTCTTTGCGGAAAATGTGTATAAGTGTCCTCATAATTTTATGATTACATATAATGTAAATGAAAAACTTCTTGAATTATATAAGAATTATTATATTCGTGAATGGGAATTGAGATATTCTATGGCTCACCGTGGAGAAAAGGGAACAAAAGAAAATGTGAAAGTAGAACTTTTAATAACAAATTATCCAATCGAAAAGGTAGCAACATTGGAGAATTTTTTTAAAAAATCAAAAATTCAACCTACCTTTGGTGGTTGCTATAATTATAATAAATTAAAAAGTGAGGGATTGGTTGATGATTGAACTCAAAGAATGGTTAAACTCAATTAATTTTACAAAAGAAAATCTATTAGAAAATATTAAAGATTATTCACCATATATTATCAATCGTTGTTTATCGGGACATATTGATTGTGTGATGTATGCAAATGAAATGAATATGCATCATCATCTTGATAAAGATTTGCAATATTCTTTTTATTTAAATAGTCTAAGGAAAAAGAAGAGATTTTCTCCCTGGATTTATAAAGATAAAATTGAAGATTTAGAATATGTTAAGAAATACTATGGTTATAGTAATGAAAAGGCACAACAATCTTTAAATATTCTTAATAAAGATCAGATTGAGTATATCAAATTGAAACTTGCGGTTGGTGGATTAAAATAATTACTTAATATAAATAAAACATATGTAAACATTTTGTGAAAGATTATGTCAGTTGTAAATGAACCGATTGTTAAATGGACACCGGATATGATGGTTGAGATTACTCTTAATGAGCCTGATGATTTTTTAAAGGTTCGTGAAACTTTAACTCGTATTGGAGTTGCATCAAGAAAAGAGAAAAAATTATATCAATCTTGTCATATTCTTCATAAGCAGGGTAGATATTATATTGTAAGTTTTAAAGAACTTTTTGCCTTGGATGGTAAACATGCTAATCTAACTGTAAATGATATTCAAAGAAGAAATAGAATAGTTCAGTTAATTGCCGACTGGGGATTGGTAACTCTTGTAAATCCAGAAAAGATTACAGATATTGCTCCACTTAATCAAATTAAAGTTCTTGCGTATAAGGATAAAGAAGATTGGATATTAGAAACTAAGTATAATATTGGAAAGAAAGGAAAACCAACTGAAACGGAAGAATAATTAATAAATCTTAATTTAATCTTAATCTGTTTGTGTTGATTCGCATATATATTGTATGTACGATTGGGGGATTTATGATTTGAAAAATAAGTTTAAATAATTACTTATTTTAGGGAGGCAAATGTACAACTTAATTTCTTTTAACAATCTTAGAGGTATGATGATTCAAAAAAAACCCACTGAGGAATTTAGTGAATTGGATAAAATTTCTGAATATTTTGAGTGTATTACTGATTGTGATGTGCATGATTCATCTTGCCGAAGTTATTGTAGACATGTATTGGATTAGATAAAACCGAATAAAAAATAGGGAGTTCAACACTCCCTTTTTTTCTGCTTTCTGTTAATATATAATAATGTGAATGCTGAAAAAGGTTCACATCATCAAACACCCTCGCTTTATAAGGAGCAAAAAATGACTAATCTTACAAGATATACATCTGCCGATCTTCCTGCTCTAATGGACAGGATTACTCGTAATAGTATTGGAATGGACGAATATTTTAATCGTCTATTCAATCTTCACGAAACTACTTCAAACTATCCACCATATAATTTAGTTCAAGTTAGTAATGTAGAATCAAGACTTGAACTTGCACTTGCTGGATTTGCAAAAAAAGAAGTTTTTGTTTATACACAAGACGGAAAACTTTTTATTGAAGGACAAAAAGAAGATAAAGAGACTGAAACAAATTATTTACATAAAGGTTTAGCACAAAGAAGTTTTACCAGAACCTGGACTCTTTCTGATGATACAGAAGTCACTTCTGTAAATTTTGAGGATGGATTACTTACAGTCAATCTGGGTAGAATTGTTCCAGAGTCTCATAAGAGAAAAGATTATCTCTAAATAGTATTGAGCTAAACTATCGTCGCCAAAAAGGGAGGTAACTGGTCAAATTCAGTTGACACCTCCTTTTTTTTATGATATAATAGAAAAAGTATGAGAGAATTATGTCTATTAAATTAGCACTTTTGAAATCGGGTGAAGAAGTAATTGCAGACATCAAAGAAATTGTAAATGAAGATGAAAAACTGGTTTCTTTTTTGTTTTCAAATCCTTGTGCTGTAAAACTAATTGTCCCTCAACTTATTACGGAAGAAAATGAAACTAATTATAATGTTTCATTTCGTTCTTGGATGCCTTTGTCGGCTGAAACTGATATTGCAGTAAATGCTGATTGGGTAGTTTCAATTGTAGAACCTGTAGAAATGATTAAAAAATCTTATGAGGAAAAAATGAATGGAAGAAGAAATGTTGATACCAATAGACGAACAAGTGATGGAGGGGGAGACATCGATTCAAGTAATAATCTTAGTGAACGGGTTGATTTTAATCAGTGAAATTCAAGAAGTATTAGCAGATATTGGGCAACCAGATTGTAGATTAATTAATCCTTATATTATATCCAATACTCAAGAGTTGTCTCCTTGGATGTCTGAATATACCTTTATGTCTGAAATTATGATTAGTTCCGATAAAATTTTGACTTTATTGGAACCAAAAGAAAATATACTTGAAAAATATTTTGAATTTGTTAAATGAAGTTTTATACAAATGTTTATGAAAAATTCAATAAAATGTATGTAAGAGGATATGAAGATGGGGATTATTTTTCATATACAGAAGAATATCATCCTACTCTTTATGTTCTTTCTAAAAAGAAAAGTAAGTACAAGACTCTGGATGGTTTAGATGTAGAACCAATTAAACCTGGTAAAATTTCTGAGTGTAAAGACTTTTTTGCAAAATATGCAATGGTAAAAGAATTTCCAATTTATGGAAATGATAACTATAAAACTCAATATATTTCAGAAAAATATACAGAAGATGAAATAATATTCGATATTAAGAAAATTCGTTTAGTTACGATTGATATTGAGGTTGCATCTGAAAGTGGATTTCCAAATGTTTTTGATTGCGCCGAAGAACTTCTTGCAATTACTTTGCAAAATTATGCAACTAAAAATATTATATCTTTTGCTTCTCGTCCTTATAATAATACTCGTAAAGATGTTAAGTATGTACAATGCGAAGATGAAGTTGATTTAGTGTATAGGTTTTTGGCATTTTGGGAAGAAAATACTCCTGATGTAGTTACTGGTTGGAATTGTGAACTTTATGATATTCCTTATATTGTAGGAAGAATTGATAGAATTCTTGGAGAAAAAGAGGTTCGTCGTTTATCTCCTTGGGGTGATATTCGTAGGAGAGAACTTGTAATTAAAGGTAGAGAACAAATATCTTATGAGATTGCTGGAGTTTCAATTATTGACTATCTTGATCTTTATAAAAAATTTACATATAAAGCACAAGAATCGTATCGTTTGGATTATATTGCCGAAGTAGAACTCGGACAAAATAAATTAGATCACTCTGAATTTGATACCTTTAAAGATTTTTATACAAAGGATTGGCAGAAATTTATTGATTACAATATCCGAGATGTGGAACTTGTGGATCAATTGGAAGACAAGATGAAATTAATTGAACTTGCTCTTACGATGGCATATGATGCTAAGGTTAATTTTAATGATATCTTCTTTCAAGTAAGAACTTGGGATGCAATTATTTTTAATTACTTAAAGAAAAAAAATATAGTAATTCCGCCAAAAGATAGATCCACAAAAAGTAATAAATTTGCAGGAGCTTATGTAAAAGAACCAAAACCTGGAATGTATGATTATGTGGTAAGTTTTGATCTTAACAGTCTATATCCTCATTTGATAATGGGTTATAATATTTCATCAGAAACTTTATTAGAAGAAAAGCACCCTACAGTAACAGTAGATAAAATTTTAAATAAACAACTTGATTTTTCTGATTACAAGGATTATGCAGTATGTCCGAATGGTGCAATGTATCGCAAAGATGTTCGTGGATTTCTTCCAGAATTGATGGAAAAAATGTATAATGAAAGAGTCATATTTAAAAAGAAAATGCTTGAGGCAAAAAAACAATATGAAAAAAATCCAACAAAAGAACTAGAAAAGGAAATTTCCAGATGTAATAATATACAGATGGCAAAAAAGATATCTCTTAACTCAGCTTATGGCGCCATTGGTAATGAATATTTTCGTTATTATAAGTTAGCAAATGCCGAAGCAATTACAACGTCGGGGCAGGTTGCAATTCGTTGGATTGAGAATAAAATGAATGTATATTTAAATAAACTTCTTAAAACTAATGATATTGACTATGTTATTGCTTCCGATACTGATAGCATTTATCTTCATATGGGTCCTCTGGTTGAAACTGTATACAAAGGAAGAAAGGAAACTACTGAGAGCATTGTTTCGTTCCTTGATAAGATCTGTAAGGTGGAACTTGAAAAATATATTGAAAGTTGTTATGAAGAACTGGCAGAATATGTAAATGCCTATGCTCAAAAAATGCAAATGAAACGAGAAACTATTGCAGATCGTGGAATTTGGACTGCCAAAAAAAGATATATTCTAAATGCTTGGGATGTTGAGGGTGTTCGTTATGATGAACCTAAACTTAAAATAATGGGTATTGAGGCAGTCAAATCTTCTACACCAGCACCCTGCCGTAAAATGATTAAGGATGCTCTGAAACTGATAATGAGTGGAACAGAGAATGATGTAATTGCTTATATAGATAATTGTCGTAAAATTTTTAATAATCTTTCTCCAGAAGAAATATCTTTTCCTCGTATGGTTTCTGATGTAGATAAACACAACTCCTTATCTAAAAATATTTTATATGGAAAAGGTACTCCAATTCATGCAAGAGGTGCTTTGGTTTATAATTATATAATTAAAGAAAAAAAGTTAGATAAAAAATATGCACGTATACAAAATGGGGAAAAAATTAAATTTTGTTATCTTAAACTTCCAAATCCTATACACGAAAATGTAATTGCATTTATTTCAGAGTTTCCAAAAGAACTTAAACTTGACAAATATATTAATTATGAATTACAATTTGAAAAAGCATTTTTGGATCCTTTAAAATCAATTCTTGATGTAATTGGATGGAAAATCGAACACATCACTAATTTGGAGTCATTTTTTAATTAAAAAATATGAAGGTAAATAAAATGGAAGATTCTGGATTAACATTTCTTAAGGACATAGTAAAAGAGATTGGCGGTGATTATACACAATTGGCATCAGATATTGATGAAACTGAAACGTATGTGGATACTGGTAGTTACATTTTTAACGCTCTTGTATCTGGTAGCATATTTGGTGGTGTTTCTGGTAACAAGATTACTGCAATCGCGGGGGAAACAGGCACTGGGAAAACTTTCTTCAGTCTTGCCGTCGTTAAAAATTTCCTTATCAATAATCCTACTGGATATTGTTTGTATTTTGATACTGAAGCAGCAATCACAAAATCCCTTTTGGAAAGTCGGGGAATTGACACAACTCGCCTGGTGGTTGTCAATGTAGTTACGATTGAAGATTTTCGTAATAAGACATTAAAAGCAGTTGATATGTATCTAAAAAAAACAAAGAGTGAAAGAAGTCCTTGTATATTTGTATTGGACTCCTTGGGAATGCTTTCTACAAATAAAGAAATTACAGATACTCTTGCCGAGAAAGATACTCGTGATATGACAAAGGCACAACTGATTAAGGGTGCATTTCGTATGTTGACACTTAAATTGGGACAGGCAAATATCCCAATGATAGTGACAAATCACACTTATGAAAGTATGAGTCTTTATGGTGGAAAGCAAATGTCGGGCGGATCAGGATTGCAGTACGCTGCATCTACAATCATCTATCTTTCTAAATCAAAAGAAAAGGATGGAACAGAAGTTATAGGAAATATTATTAAAGCAAAAACACAAAAATCAAGATTAAGTAAAGAAAACCAAGAAGTTTCAATTCGTTTATTTTATGATGATCGTGGTCTTGATAAGTATTATGGATTACTTGAACTTGGTGAGCTTGGTGGAATGTGGAAAAATATTGCAGGACGTTATGAAATGGATGGTAAAAAAATATTTGGTAAAGATATACTCAAAGATCCAGAAAAATATTTTAATTCGGAAGTAATGCAGGCATTGGATGAAACTGCACAAAAAGAGTTTAGTTATGGTAAATCTTGATTCATTAATTCATATATATGAGAATGCACTTGAATCTGATGTTTGTGATTTTTTAATTTCTTTATTTGAGGAAGTTCCCGAAAAACAAGAAAGAATTGATAATGAAAGAAAACCAAATTTTACACAATTTAATCTTACAGAAAATTATAAGGTAACAGAAAAAACAGAACAAGTTCATAATTACCTTATACAAAATACAATTAGGTATCGTGATGAATATTACGAAATGATAGGTAGAAAAGTTTTTCCGGAAAAACATGCATTTGAGCAATTTCGTATTAAGCGTTATAATAATGATGGAAAAGACGAATTTAATACTCATGTGGATGTTGTAGACAATTCGACTTCAAGACGATATTTGTCTTTTTTGTGGTATTTAAATGATGTGAACAAAGGTGGAGAGACGAAATTTATTAACAAAACAATCACACCAAAGAAGGGAAATTTATTAGTATTTCCTCCACTTTGGATGTTTCCGCATTCTGGATTAGTTCCTGTGAGTGAACCAAAATACATTGCACACACGTATTTGCATTATAAGTAATGGAAAAAATTGAAACTACAATTCTTCGTAATCTTCTTTTTAATAATGAATATTGTAGAAAGGTTTTACCATTCATTAAAACGCAATATTTCGAAAATTTTCACGAGAAAATAGTTTTTGAAGAAATTTGTAAGTTTATAGTTTCTTATGAAGAACTTGCTACTAAAGAAGTTCTCTTAATTGAAACTGAAAAAAGAACAGATATTACCGAGGATACTTACAAAACTATTTGTGAGTACGTCTCAAAGTTAGACAATCAACACGTTGATTTGGAATGGATAATTGATACTACAGAAAAATGGTGTCGAGATCGTGCAATTTATCTTGCTTTGATGGAAAGCATTAAAATTGCTGATGGGCAAGATGAAAAAAAGAATAGAGATGCAATTCCGAGTATTCTTCAAGAAGCATTAGCAGTTGGTTTCGATAATAATATTGGTCATGACTACTTAAATGACTATGAAAAAAGATTTGATTATTATAATCGAAAGGAAGAAAAATTGCCTTTTGATTTAGAATATTTCAATAAAATTACTGGTGGAGGAACATGTAAAAAAACTTTAAATGTAATTCTTGCTGGACCAAATGTAGGTAAAAGTTTAACACTAACTCATTTTGCTTCTTCTTTTTTACTTCAAGGGAAAAATGTTCTTTATATTACTCTTGAAATGTCGGAAGAAAAAATTGCTCAAAGAATAGATGCTAATTTATTGAATATTAATATTGGAGATATATGTAGTCTTCCTAAATTGATGTTTGAAAATAAAATAAAATCTTTGATGAAAAAAACAATGGGAAGATTGATTATTAAAGAATATCCAACCTCATCTGCCCATTCTGGACACTTTAGAACTTTATTAAGTGAACTTTCATTAAAGCAATCTTTTGTTCCTGATGTGTTATTTGTGGATTATTTGAATATATGTACATCCAGTCGTTATAGTAAAAATTATTCTGCGAACTCTTATACTGTTGTTAAATCTATTTCTGAGGAACTTCGTGGTTTGGCAGTAGAACACAATTTTCCATTATGGACAGCTACTCAACTTACTCGTAGTGGTTATAATAGTTCTGATCCTGATATGTCTGATACTTCAGAAAGTTTCGGACTTCCTGCTACTGCTGATATGATGATTGGTATGATAAGAACTGAAGAATTAGATCAACTCAATCAAGTAATGTTCAAACAGATTAAAAATCGAGACAATGATGTGTCAATCAATAAAAGATTTGTAATAGGAATTGATAGAGCAAAAATGAGACTTTATGATGTAGAGCAAACAGCACAAGACGATATACTTGACTCTGAAAAAGAAGAAGAGTATAATAATGAAGAAAGAAAATCTAAAAAATCATTTGAGGGGTTTAAGTTTTGATTAATATTCAAAAAGAAAATCTTCCTGGTGGAAGTAACAAAAAAGTTATCAATTCTCAGGAATACATTGAGTTTGTAAAAAAAACTACAAGTAAAGAAAGTAGTGATTTTCCATCTTTACTTTCTCGTTTAGCTGAATTAGAGGTTAATGATGCTGATATTCCTCGTCTTATGACTGCAGCACTTGGAGTTAGTGCCGAGGCAGGAGAACTTGCGGAAATTATTAAAAAAATATTCTTACAAGGAAAACCATATAATGAAGATAATGTTCTTCATATGAAAAAAGAGGCAGGAGATATTTTATGGTATATGTCTCAACTTTGTATTGCTCTTGATACTACATTTGAAGAATTGATGGAAATTAACTATCAAAAATTATCCGCAAGGTATCCAGAAGGAACTTTTTCTGTTTATAAATCAGAAAATAGGGCAAAGGGAGATATTTGATTTAAGGAGGTTTAAAAACCTCCTTTTTTGTATTTGTATAAATATAAAAAATAGGGTATAAATACAATTTCTTATGAAAACATTTCAAATATTTTTAGAAGATGTGAATTCTGTTTATAAGAAAAAAAGAGATGCTGCCGAAATAAAAAAACAAGAAAGAATGCAAGCAATAATAAAAAAAAGAGAAGAATCTGCTCAACAAGATGCTAAAAATCAAGAGTTGGAAGATGAGATAGCACGGAGACTGGAAGCTGAATTGGAAGAAAGAGATAAAAAATCTAAAAAATAAAGTTTTTTAATAAATAACTAAAAACTTTACATAAATGAAGACATTTGCCCAATTTATTAAAGAGGCTATTGAAACTCTTGCATCTACCGAAGCAAAAAATAGAGGTCTTGTATCTGATGGGCATGGAGACTATTATGACAATCAAGGAAATTTAGTAGCAAAAACGATTGGTGGAAAATTAAAATATTTTGGAAGAGGAAATAAAAGTCCAAAAGATATAGAGGTTTCACCACAAGAAAATAAAAAATCACAAACAATATCACCAACATCTACACAAGTTGTAAAAGACGAAGAACAACAACAAGAGAAAATAAAAGGTATTGTAATTTTACTTGGTAGGTTTAATCCACCATCGAAAAATCACGAAGCATTGTTAAAGTCGGGTTATAATCAAGCAACAAGACGAGGATTTGAATATCGCATATATCCAAGTCGTATTCAAGATGGAAGTTTAAATCCTCTTAATCCATCATTAAAGATTTCATATATGAAATCTATGTTTTCCAAATATGAAGATTACATTGTAGATAGTGATGAAATAAGAACAATTTTTGATGCGTTAAGTTCTGTTTATAATGATGGATTTACTGATGTTATAATTGTAGTTGGACAAGATAGATTGGGTGAATTTCAAAGTTTAGCTCATAAGGGAGAAGGACAGAATTATCAATTCAATAATATTGAGGTAATTTCCTCTGGCGTCAAGGATCCAGATAGTGATGTAGAAAGTGCTGGTTCTTCTGCAATGATGAGAACTGCTGCTGCAGTAGGAGATTATGAAAGATTTGCAACAGGACTTCCTGTATCTATGAAAATCGGTGAAAAACAAGAAATGTTTAATACTGTAATGAAATCAATAAAAGTTACCGAAGATACAGAATTATGGAAAATAGCACCAGAACTGGATGTTAATGGATTAAGACAAAATTATAAAAATAATGGATTATTTAAAGTTGGTTCATTAGTTGAAAATCAAAATACTGGATTACAAGGAAGAATACTTCGTCGTGGTTCTAATCATCTCATTTGTGTAACAAAAGAAGGAATAATGTTTAAGAGTTGGTTAAAAGATGTTCGTGAGGTATATGAAATTGGAACTTGCGAGTATAGAGCACATGCACAAGAAATGACTCCGGGACAACCAGTAACTTCTTATACTGACATATTAATTAAACCAACAATGATGAAAAAAAATATAAATATCAGTAGGAAAAAAGTATCTAAAGTAAAATGAAAAACTGGAAAGATATTATAAAGGAAGAAACTGCTGAAGAAAGAAGAAAAAGAATTCGAAGAGAAGGTGAAGAAGCATTAAAGGCTGAAATGGAAAAAAATAAAAAAGAAAAAATACCAAAGGGAAAAACTCCTTATCAAGATTACCTAGAGCGGCAACTTGAGTATAAACAAAAAAAATACGAAGATCAAAAACAAAGAGAAATAGAAAATATAAGACGAAAAAGAGTAGAAGGACCACTACAACAAGCAAAACAATCACTTGGTAGTATTAAAATCACACCAATTTCTGATAGAGAT